GCGTTGGATATACACAGTCTATGGTGTCAAAGGTTATTAAAGATATTTTGAAACATTCATAACATTCATATTTTGACTATGTTATTATTATACTGGAATTGATGAACAGATATTAAATCATTCGATCAGTTTCCCCCAACCTAATAAAACCGAGAGAGGACACCTGGCAACGCGGGTGTCTTTTTCGTTGCGTAATGTCGAAAAATGGGATATTATGAAGATAGGTTTTGTTAGTGTGGAGGAAAATATGAAAGTAGAGTATATAATTGGAATTGCAACATTTGTAATTGGCAGCGGAGGGATTGTGGCAGTGGCAAAATCAATTTTCCCTAATTGGGGATTGAAAAACCAGAAAAAAATAGAGCTTAATACAGAGTTGGCAAAAGATAAAATAAATGCGATAAAAAAGGTAATTAAATTAGAACAAGAAGCAAATATAATAGAAGATGTAAATATTGTACATCCAGAGCTGTTTAATGTGAAAAGCAACAATCCAAAAGAAGATTGGACAATTTATATGACTATTGTAGAAGATAGAAAAAAATTGGGAGAATTTTTGAATAAATTGTATGAAATAAGAAAATATGAGGATACTTGGCTTAGCCGACGAGTTTCAGCGTATTTGCTTTATGCAGAAAAATATGTTATGCAATTTATGGAATTTCTTAAGTATTTGGAATACACAGAGAATGATTTGTATCCATTTGGCTTATTGCTTGCACCGGATATACAAAAATGGCAAAGAGAGTTAGATAGTATTTTGGTCCAAGAATTAAACGATATTTCGTTTGAAATAGAACATCATGAGGGAAAGAAATGGGAACATGAAAAAGAACTTTTAAAAGATGAATATAAAAAAACCGTTCTTTATGGTTTGATTAATAAGACGGATAAAGAAGCGATGATTTTATTAAGCGCTATTTTAACTAATTATGCAGTTAACGTTGCTGATGAGAGTGATAGTATGGAGGTAGTGGCTCAGCGATTAATAGCAGAGGGGTATCTTGCAATTACTTAAAATAATTAAAACGATTAGTAAAGCGATGATAAAAAATGATACATATATTATTTTGGGAAGGCACCCTCCGGGGTGCTTTTATAATACAAAAATAAACCAGAATTGAAGGTGGTGAAGTGGCAGGCTATGAAAACATAAGAGACGCAAATAATAATCGAACTCCGGAGGAACGCCGGGAGTTAGCAAAAATAGCGGGAAAAGCAAGCGGACAGGCAAGGCGCAGGAAGGCGAACTTCCAGAAGACGTTAAACCTGCTGCTTACTGCAGAAATAGATAACGAAGAATGGAAGCCGGTTTTAGAGTCACTCGGAGTTGAGTGTACTTTGGAATCGGCTCTTCTTATGGCTCAGATTAAGGCTGCATTGGATGGGGATACACAGGCTGCGAAGTTCGTAGCGCAGTATTCTGGACAGAACAATAGAACCGAGGAAGATCTTGAGAATAAGAAAGCTGAAACAGAGCTTATCAAAGCGAGAAAAGAATCCATCACAGGCGAAAACGAGAATAATGATGCACTTGATCGTCTGGATCAGATATTAAAAGAGGTGCGGGACAATGCAATTAAGCAAGAAACAGAATGAATATATTGTGAACGCAACTCATAGATGGAACATTAAATCCGGGGCAGTACGTTCCGGAAAGTCTTATGTGGATACAGCTTTTGTGGTTCCATTCCGTATTCGAGAGAGGACTGGCAAGCCGGGACTAAATGTTATCCTTGGTGTGTCTAAGGAATCGATTGAACGAAACGTACTGCAGCCAATGCGTGAGATTTATACAGAGGAATTGATCGGGCAGATCAATAACCGGAATATGGCAATGATCTGCGGTGAAGAAGTGTATTGCCTGGGAGCAGAGAAAGTCAGCCAGGTAGCGAAGATACAGGGAGCCAGCATCAAATATTGTTACGGTGACGAGATTGCGAAATGGAACAAAGAAGTGTTTCAGATGTTGAAATCACGACTTGATAAGCCGTATTCGTGCTTTGATGGAGCTTGTAACCCAGAACATCCAACACACTGGTTGAAAGAGTTTCTGGATAATGACGAACTGGATATCTATTTGCAGAGATACACAATCTTTGATAATCCGTTTCTTCCACAGGAATTTGTTGAGCAGCTGTGCAAAGAGTATGAAGGTACAATTTATTACGATCGTCTGATTCTTGGGCTATGGAAGAGAGCAGAAGGAGCGATTTATAAACGATTTGCAGACAATCCGGAGAAGTTCCGGTGTGAAGTATTGGAAGGACCTGCGGACAATCCGGAACATAAACAATTCAGGAAAAATGATATTGTATCGATAGAGATCGGACTTGACTTCGGAGGAAATCAGTCCGGTCATTCTTTTGTGGCCAGAGGATATACAGACGATTACAGAGACGTAATAGGGATTATGTCTAAGCGAGTCATGGCAAAAGACCAGGAAAAAGACATAGACAGCAATATGCTGGATCAGCTGTTCTGCGATTTTGTTCAAGAGGTAATTGATAAATACAGTGTGATCAAAAAACAAGGCGATTATGTAGAGTACTGTAATGTGGAATCCGTTTACTACGATAATGCGGAGACAGTGCTCGGTAATTCCATCCGAAATGCAGTGGAAAAGAGATTCCCTTGGATGATTGTAAGAAAAGCGAAGAAAGCATCTATCATTGATCGGATTCGCTGTACGATCCGATTGATGGGAGCTGGAAGGTTCTGGATTACAGAGGATTGCAAGTCCCTACAGACAGCGCTTTCGGATGCGGTATGGAATAAAGACGTGAAAGATAAAGATGAGCGTCTGGATGATGGTAGCACCGATATTGATAGCCTGGATGCATTTGAGTATACAATTGAACGGGATATGCGAGATCTGATAGAAGAGGTGGAAGATGTTTGATGAATTAAAAAGACTATGGGGAAGGATAGTGAGCATGTTTAATTACACGACATTAAAAAATATAATTGGTAAAGATGTGGCACTGTCACAGGCCATGATCGATGCCATCAATGAATGGAAAAGAATGCTGGTCGGGAATGCAGAATGGTGTGACGATACAGTAGAATCCTTGAAATTGGAAGAGGGCATCTGCCGTGAGTTTGCAGATTCTGTCTTGGTAGAGATGGAAGCCAAGATCCTGAATCATGATAATATGGATAAAGTTCTCCAGAAAAGTCTATCTGATATGAACAAGAAGCTGCAGACCGGTCTTGCCCTTGGAGCAATGGTTCTCCGACCGCTCGGTTCAGACAAGGCTGAGTATGTTGTTGCAGATAAATTCATTCCGATTAGTTTTGATGATAACGGAGTTCCGAACGATATTGCTTTTCTGGTTGTAAAGTGTGTTGGCGAAAATGATTATTATACCAGGGTAGAGAGACATTATTTCACAAATGGGAGTCTGACCATTGAAAATAAATGTTATCATTCGCAGAGCCGAAGTGATATCGGGCAGAGATGCAGCCTGGAAGCAGTCGCAGAATGGGCAAATATTCAACCTGGGCCAATTGTTTATACCGGTATGACAGAAATGGATTTTGGATATTATCAGAATCCAATTGAGAATAAGGTGGATAGTTCTTCATGTGGCGTATCAATATATGAGTCGGCAAAAGGATTGATAAAGAAAGCTGATGTGCAGGCAGCACGTCTTGACTGGGAATATGATTCTGGAGAACGTGCGATTCACGTGGATCAGAGAGCATTAAAGAGTAAAGGCGGTAAGACTTACCTGCCAAGGCTGAAAAAACGTCTTTACAAAGGGATGAACCTTGAAGATGGTAAGGATAAAGAACTTTACAAAGAATATTCTCCTGCAATGAGGGATGAAGCATTTCGAAGAGGATTAGAAGAATACAAACGAGAGATTGAGTTCAATGTTGGTCTTGCTTACGGAGATCTGTCTGACGCACAGGAGGTGGATAAGACAGCCACGGAAGTGCTTGCATCAAAGACTAGAAAATACAACCGAGTTACTGCAATACAGGAGAAGCTCGAAGAATGTTTAAATGGATTCGTAAATGCGCTGGCTTTCTACAACGGTTCTTATATGTCTGGTGTGGAATTTACTTGCGAGTTCAATGATTCAATCTTGGCAGATGAAGAATCAGAAAGGCAGCAGGACAGGCAAGACGTAAGTATGGGTGTTATGAGTCTGGTTGAATATCGCATGAAATGGTACAACGAGGACGAAGCGACCGCAAAGTCAAAAATCCCGGAACAGAATCAGGTGATGGAGTAAGATGCGAGATGATTACAAGAATAAGATGGCCGGTAAGATTGCTGTCAGATATCAGGATCTGGAAGAACGAATCATGCAGGATATTGTTCGAAGAATCGCTAAGACTGGTGAGATTACCAGTACTGCAGATTGGCAGATCAACCGGTTACGGATCCTGGGATATTCTTCTGAGGATATCGAGAGGGAAATCAAGAAAACGCTCAATGCTTCCTACCCGGAGATGTTTGAGTTGTATGACAAGGTGATTGAAAAGGAATATGTTCGAAATAAAGATATATATGAACAGATCAACGCCAAATACATACCGTTCGAAGAGAACAGACAGCTTAAGCAGATCACAGAAGCAATTATTGACCAGAGTTGTGAAGATTTGGAGAATGTAACCAATTCGCTTGGTTTTTACCTGGATTACGGAAATGGCAGGAAAGTGCTGACGCCACTTGCTCAGGTGTATTCCGGATATCTGGATGCAGCATGTTATGATATCGTAACTGGCGCTTTTGATTATAACAGTGTCCTGAGGAGAGTAGTTACACAACTTACGAACAGCGGACTCCGGAAGATAGATTATTCATCTGGACGAGCTGATCGGGTGGATGTGGCTGCAAGGCGAGCCGTAATGACTGCAGTGAGTCAGATTACCGGGAAGATAACAGAGTATAACGCCGAGAAGCTTGGAACAGAATATTTCGAGGTTACTTGGCATGCCGGAGCACGACCGACTCATGCAGTATGGCAAGGAAGAGTGTGGAGTAAGCGTGAACTGTATGATGTATGCGGACTGGGAACAGTAACAGGATTGCTGGGAGTAAACTGCTACCATGAATATTATCCATTCTTTCTGGGAATATCCGAACGCAACTGGACAGATGAATGGCTGGATGCCAAGAATCTGGAAGAGAGTGAACCAAAGAAGTTTGGAGAAAAAGAGTATACCCTGTACGAAGCCAAACAAAGGCAACGCCAGATGGAAGTAGCAATGCGGGCGCAGAGAGAAAAAATTCGACTACTTCAGAAAGGCAAAGCTGATCCAGATGAGATTTTGTTACATAAAGCAAAATACCAAGGGCAGTTGAATGAATATTCCAGATTCTGCCGGAAGATGAAGCTTACTGAAGAACGTGAGCGTATTTACCTGGATATGAAAGGTCGGGTGGCAACAAATAGCAAACGACAGAATGCATTGTTCCCGCGGGAAATGATTGAGAATGCATCCAAGGATGTGGCTCAGTATAAGCGGTATAAAGAAGTTCTGGGAGATTATATTGGTTCGCTTGTTAATTTCGGCCAGATGAAATATAATGATAGTGAGAAATGGAAAATTATCAGTGAAGCATATATAGATGTAAAATGGCAGAGTCAAGCACTGAAGAAGAAACAAATAGGAGAAGTACATTCTATCCCGTATAAAGGTGCTCCGAATAGTGTGTTTGATAATTTCAAAGATGGTGCCTTGCAGAGACGTAGATATTACGGAAATGATGGAAGACCAAGATTGGACATAGATATGACGGATCACGGAAATTCAAAAGAACATCCGATTGTACCACATTATCATAACTGGTATCTTGATGAAAAAGGTAACTTGAAACGTGAAGCAAAGCGCGATAATCCACTTAAATTAGGGCATGAAATTGCCAATAAAGATATTCTCGAGAAGAGGTGATTGAAATGATTGAGTATAAAGATTATGCAAAATTTGAGAACTTGTCTGAGCTGTCAGAAGCTATAGAGATAGGATTAGATATCGAGTTTATTCTTTATGGAGAAAGATATAATATTTCGTGGAGAGATGATGAGCCGTTTATATGCAGGTGTCCAGAAGGTGAGACTAATTTCTATACAGATGCCAAGGCAATGCTTGATAAACATAAAATAAATGATAAACAGTTAAAGGAATTATGGAATGATATGAAAGTATTATCCATGTAGCTACCACCAGTCGAAAAGCCGGTGGTATTTTTGTACGCATTTTTTAGGCGAGGAGGTGAGAAAGGTGAAAAAATTATTTATTAGTCAGCCTATGAGAGGTAAGTTAGATGAAGAGATTCTGGCAGAACGCAAGAAAGCAATTGAGCTTGCGCAAGAAATGATCGGTGAACCGGTAGAAGTAATTGATTCCTTCTTCCAGGAAGCACCCGCAGATGCAAAACCACTGTGGTTCCTTGGAAAATCCCTGGAACTTCTGTCAGGAGCAGATGTGGCGTATTTTGCGCAGGGGTGGGAAGATGCAAGAGGTTGTGTGATTGAGCATGACAGCGCATTAGCTTATGGAATCAAGAGTATTGTTGCCTAGGAAGGCGGTGATCCAGATATCTCCCTTTGAGACGCAGGGTTATGCGTCTTATTTTTATGCCCTGCCATAAGGCTATAAACTGGACAATTACCCGGCCGGAGGTCTAACCGGCTATATCCCATACCGCTGAAAGAGCGGTCAATAAAATATTTCAGGAGGAATGTAACTATGAAAAATATTTATGAGATTTTGAAAGAGTATGGTATGGAAGTCCCGGCAGATAAAAAAGCGGATTTCGATAAGGCTTGGAAAGAGAATTATCGTACTAAAAGTGAGTATGATAATGCAGTTTCGCAGAGAGACAACTATAAGGCCTCTCTGGATGATGTGAATGCCAAGCTGAAGGAGTTTGAAGGTGTAGATGTAAAAGATCTGCAGGGGCAGATCACAAAGCTTCAGGGAGATCTGAAAGCAAAAGATGATGAATACGCAGCGAAAGAGGCAGATCGTGTATTCATGGATTCTATCAAAGAAGCAGTCAAGACTGCCGGTGGAAGAAATGAAAAGGCTGTTATCGCGATGCTGGATATTGATGCTCTGAAAGAATCCAAAAATCAGTCCGATGATATCAAGAAGGCTCTGGAAGACGTGAAGAAGTCTGACGGATATCTGTTCGGAGCAAATGAACCAATTAACAATGCAGTAGGTGGAACCAACATTAATGGCGGAGCGGATCCGGGAGCAGATGATGTTTCAGCTATCCGCGCGGCTATGGGACTGCCGGAAAAGAAATAAGGAAAGAGGTAGAAAGATATGCCAAATGTAATTGCATTAAGAAAAACATATTCCACACTTCTGGATGAGGCATACAAGTTAGCATCATTAACAGCAGTGCTGGATGGACCGAATGATTTAGCTCAGGAGGGCGCAAATGCGAATGAAATCTTAATCCCGAAGATGTCTATGAGCGGATTAGCAGATTATGATAAGCAGACAGGCTATGCCTTAGGAGATGTAACGCTTGATTACGAAACAAAGAAGTGTGACTATGATCGAGGTCGTATGTTCACTGTAGATGCAATGGATAATATTGAATCTGCAGGTATCGCGTTTGGACGTCTGTCCGGTGAGTTCTTACGTACACAGGTAGTGCCGGAATTGGATACATGGAGACTTGCGAAGTATGCTGGATATGCATCAGGAAACAATGTTGCTACAGGAGCGATTGCTGATGGAAAAGCAGGTATTGCGGCAATTCGCGCAGGCAAGACTGCAATTAAGAATGCGGAGGCTAAAACAGAGACTTGCTACCTGTTTATTTCGACAACACTGAAAGGAATGATTGATGACCTTGATACAACGGCATCAAAGAAGGCGATGGAAGACTGGGCGGGAGTAATTGAAGTACCAGCAAGCAGATTCTTTGACAAGGTCACACTGACAAAAACGGGCGCAGGTGGATTTGCAACCACGGGAGGAAAAGCAATTGATTTCTTGATTGTGGACAAAAACGCAGCAATTCAGTATCAGAAACATACAGTTTCGAAGATTATCACTCCGGAGCAGAACCAGACAGCTGATGCATGGAAGTTCGGTTACAGAACAGTTGGTATTGCAGAAGCGAAGGACAATAAGAAAGTAGCAATCTATGTTCACAAAGCCGGAGAGTAAGGAGTGATGTCATGAATGTGACATACGAGTATTACAAGGATTCTTTTGGTGGTTCTCTGATTCCGGAGAACCGCTGGATTTCCTTGGAATTAAAAATGAGTGCAAGACTTAACCAGTATACATTTGATCGAATGAAAGAAGACAACTGGCCGGAACAAGCAAAAACAGCACTTTGTGAAATGTGCGATTGTGCATATAAGTATGAGCGGCGTGACGGAAAGACTTCGGAAAATAATGATGGCTGTTCCGTGTCATATGATACGAGTAAGCCATTGAATGTGATGTTATATGAAATCGCAGAAGTGTATTTGATCAATACAGGATTAATGAGTTTGGCGGTGGATGATGATGTTAACGAATGCAACGATAACTATCTATAACCATAGGTACGATTCACTCACCCGTTTCGATACCTGGCATAGAACCATTATTGAGAATGTGCATGTATATGTTGATCACAAAGCATCCGCCGGTGATTCTGGACTAAACAGTGCAGAAGTATATAAGATCCGTATTCCTACCGATGTGGAGAATGCGGATCAGTATCTTCCACCGGAAGAATATGCAAAACTGAAAGATCCGGAAGAACATTGGACTATCCAAACAGATGATCAAATTGTGCTCGGTGAGTATGATCAGGAGATTGAAAGACCAGCTGATCTGAAAGACGTACGGTTGAGACATTGCAAAGTGTTGTCCTGGTCAGATAACCGGTTCGGCGGGTTACCGCATTGGAGAATTGAAGGTGAGTAAATGGCACAGAAAAAGGAATTTCGAATTACAACCCCTCGCGGAAGTGTGTTTACTTCAGCTGATGCGAATGGAAGCGTAACGGCAAAAATAGAGTGGGCACCAGGATTTGCGCAGCGAAAGGCTGAGAGCTTTTCAAAAGCGCAACAATTTGTTGATTCAGAATGCCTGAGGTATATGAATCCACTTACACCAAGACGAACAGGATTTCTGATTAAATCAGGAACACTTGGAACTGTAATCGGATCGGGGAGTATCGAATATTTAGCGCCTTATGCCCGCCGGCAATATTATGAGAACAAAAGTAAGCCAAGATGGTTTGAAACCATGAAAGCAAGCCACAAGGAACCCATCCTGAAAGGAGCAGAGAGGATTGCAAGAGAGTAAAAAACCGATTATTCAGAGTATCCGTGATTATGTTATGCTGAATCCGGATATTGATGATCGGAAGATAAATATTGATTATTTAGGTAATGGAATGGAGTATTCCATTGATCCGATCGGAGCGGATCCTGTCTACAAGAGATACACAGATGGGACCTGCTTGAAACAGTTTCAATTCGCATTCACGAGCAAGGAAGCGTATGACGGTGATGCTAGAACCGGTATTGCCAACAGTGGCTTTTATCAGGCTTTTGAAGAGTGGGTCGAAAGTAACAACATGAATGATATTCTCCCAGAGCTGGACGGGCACGATGCTACCAGAGTAGACGTGTTGCAGTCCGGCTATTTGTTTAGTGCAGAGGCTGACCTGGGGCGGTATCAGATGATTTGCAGAGTAATATACAGATAGGAGGTTGTATCATGGCAGGAGATACAAGCAAAAAGAAATTAGTAGGCAGACATAAGCGAGTTGCGTTTATGGATGTTGCGGGTGATGGAAAGACATACACCAGAATGACAGGATTCACATCGCTGTCTGATGGGAAAAATTCCACAGAATACAGTAGGCAGTACGTAGATGAAGCAAGTGAAAGATCTGATGTGGTAGGATATGCACCATCTATGGATTATGAGTTTGACTTATACACGAATGATGCAGTACAGAAAAAACTTGCAACGATTACAGATGATGAACTGCTTGGATCGGATGCACAGGTAACGGTAGTGGTAGTGGATCTGTTTGAAACAAAAGCAGATGAGGGAAATACTTGTACTGCAAGAAAGCGTGACTGGAGCGTGATCCCGGATACGGAAGGTGACGGAACAGATGCACTGATCTACAAGGGAAGCTTGAAAGCAGCCGGGGAAATCATTAAAGGAACTGCCACAACAACAGATAGCTGGCAGACATGTACATTTACAGCAGAGTAAAGATAGGAGAGTGAGCCGATGAGCCTTTTTAAATTTGGAGATTTTGAAACAGAGGTAGATTTTACGGATGTAGATTTTTTAACTGACCTGGAATATGCGCAAGAGAAATTGGAAGAGGATGTATCTAAGGTTCCTAAGACTGGAAAAACAGCAGAAATATTTAGAGCACAGTGCCAGTGCTATTTTAATTTTTTCGATACTCTTTTTGGAACAGGGACGCATGAAGCTATGTTTCAGGGAAGAACGAGTTATAAATTATGTTTGGAAGCGGGTGAAAAGCTTTCTGAATGCGAGAATAAACAGGTTGAAAATTTCTTTGAAAAGTATGATCAGTACAATGTGCAGCAGCATGGAAACAGACAGCAGAGACGCCATTACAATAAACAGCAGGGTAAGAAAAATAAGCAGTATTATAACAGGTAGTATGCTATGAATATTTTAATTGATAAGTTTCCTGATACAGTTTGCGTGAATGGAAAAAATTATCAGGTTGAGACAGACTTCCGCGAATGGATCCGTTTTACGAAGTTAGTAGAAGATGAGGCTGTTCCTTGGCATATTAAATGTCGTTTGCTGCTGAAGTGGTTCACAGACGGGGTACCGGATGATCTGGAAACGGCAATTTATGCGTTGGGAGATTTCCTTGTGATGGATTCAAAAAACGTAGGGGAAGATGCACCAAAAGGTGCTTCAAAACAATTGTATTCTTTTGAACAGGATGCAGAATGCATCTACAGCGCATTCCGGGAGGCGTATGGCATTAATCTGCAGACAATTCCTTATATGCATTGGTGGGAGTTCCAAACATTGTTTGCTGGTCTTTCGGAAAAGACAGAGATTAAGCAGAGAATCATGTACCGAAGCATAGATCTCCGGACAATTAAAGATAAGGACGAACGTAAGAGAATTAAAAAGATTCAAGAAGTGGTTGCGCTGAAAAAGCGGAACCGGAGAAAGATGACTGATTATGAGATAGGAGATATGTTTGCATGAGAAAAAGTGCAATTAAAATCCCGACAGAACGCAAGTGGTACAGGTGTCCTTATTGTGGCAAGAAGTTATTAATTTTTAATGATACAGCCAAGTGTGATGGTGTGTACATTAATTGTCGGGAGTGTAGGA